CCATTCCATTAATTCAGTAGGACTTTTAGTAACAGAAAGCTGTCCTCTTTTATCTCTAGGAGGAAACATACTATTTAATCCACTATTTTCATTAGCATATATATTTCTATCAGGACCATAAAAACTTTCATTTATTTTTTTTATTTTTTGTTCATACTGTTCTGGTGAAATTCCCATACTAGGATCATAAGATGCAAAACGAGTCATTAGGCTCTCCTCTTCCTACCTTTAGCTGCCATCTTAGCCATCTTCTTTTTACCATACTTCTTACGTCCAATCCATGCTGCCAAGGCTTTAGGGCTTTTAGCTCCACGTTTCTTTAACTTGGCAGTAAGATCTTTAAATCTCTTACCACTAGGTTTACTTTTCTTCTTCTTTGGTGCTTTCATAACCTGTTGCCTTATGCTTGCTCTGCTAACCATTAGTCATATATCATCTTTATAATATCGTTACCACTAAGTCTACCACCTATACTACGATATTGAATTTTACCACCACCCTTTAACTTATTTTCCTTTTTCATTGCTTTAGCAGCTTTAGCTTCCATTTTACTTATACGATTTGCAGAAGCAATAGTTGCACCAATAGCATTATCTGTTTTTTTACTTCTATCTGAAGCAAATGATTTAGCTTTTCTAGCATCACCACCATAAGTATCAACAAGTTTTTTATCTTTTATGCCTTGTTTTCTAACTTTATTATATTCTTCTGTAAACTTATCAGCTTGTTGTTGAAATTTTTTACCTGCTTCTCTATTTCCTTTTTTATATGCAGCTAAAGATTTCTTTTCAAGTTGTGATCTTTTTTTAGTTATTTGACTTAATTTTTTCATCATGTTTGAGTCAGCAGCTTTATATGCAGCCTTACTTTTTTCAAACTTAATTCTATCTTTTTGCTCTAGTGTTAAATTAGCCATTAGCTTTCTCCTTGTTGTACTGGATCAGGAGCACCAGCAGGAGAAGCGGCTACTGCCATATCATCCTGTCTTGTCCTTCTAGCCTGATTCCTGAGTGTTATAATTGCTGATTCATATTGCTGTTGCCATAGAGGAAGTGTATTCCAATCTTTCATATACATTGTAGCTTCCATCATACAACCATAGAACAGGGCATCATAACAATACTCACTAAAGTAATTTGTTGTTGTTACACTTGTACCTGTTGCAGAAGCTAGGGGTAAAGGTTGTGAAACTGTTTGTATTTCTCCTGTTAATGTAGAAGCAGGAGTAGGAACAATATAAATAGAAGTGTTATTTTTTCTAGCATAGTAACGTGGTGTACCAGTAGAGGCACTAACATACGGCCAGTAATCAATAGCATATTCATATGTCCTTTGCAGAAGATTTGTTTTTATACTGGATGCACTGGTAGTATAATTTACATTACGTACAATGCGAACACGATCATTCAGACTAACAACTGGATTACTTGCTGCTAACGTAATAGCTGTATAAACATCAAGACCACAATCATCAATATCCTTGGTCATGCGTAACTCTGTCCTGCTAATAAAATCAGGAATTACACTGGAAAACTCAGTTCCATCATTCTCAGTTGTATTGATAATCGCTGTCTTTAGGTCTGAATACGTACCCATATCAGCCTACAAATGCAGTTAAGACACACCCATCAGTAGGACCAGAAACAGAAACAACACCATATACAGCAACACCCATGTCACCCATATAAATGTCTGATGCTTCACTTGCCACTACCTGAAATTTAATTGCTGTTCCTTCCGCTGTTTTATCTGTAATCTGTCGTTGGCCTTTAATTGAATAAGAACCCCCTGTCGTTGCCACAGCATGTAAAGAAATAATACGAGTTGTAGTAGGTACAGGAGAAGATCCTGATCCATTACTTCCCACAGTTGTACCACTTTCTACATATGTAAGAACAGCATCACCTACTGCTATTGCAGTTTTAATATTTGCTGCCATGTTTTCTCCTTTTAGTTAGAAGAGGGTAGCATAATACTACCCCCTCCTTTTTACACTTAGTTACCAGCGTTACCAAAAAATCCACGCCAATCAGAAACACCAAAGCTATAACGCTCTCGTGCCTTGAAACGAAGATTACCAGTATCGAAATCTGGCTCCATCTTAGTCTGAAGAGGTGAACGAATGAACATTTTAGTTCCATTCGGCACATCCGTTTTGACAAACCAAGCATCAGTATCGGTAAACCGACGATTGATGTAGTAGCCATCTGGCACCATACCCATATGACGAATAGCATTGATAGCATTCGTATTGGGATTGGCTTGGGCTGCACTGGCTCCTGTATTACCAGGGCTGCTGAGAATTTTATCAGCAATAGCCCAAGAGTCTACAGGAATATGCAAACATACTGCACTAGCACCAATCAGAATACCTCGGTCATCCTTGATTTTCTGAACAGTTGTCAGGGCAGTTTCTAGGGTTGATTCTGAAAGATCAGCAGCCGTCAATAAATTCGACTGACTTCCATCAGAAATTGTGGGATGAGAAGCTGAGAAGAAAGCAGCACTATCACCAATAGTATCAGAGAAACCATTGTTGAAAATATTTGCAGCTTTAACCTGTTTGGTATTTGCCATTGCACGGGCCAGACCTTTGGCACGTAACTTAGCAAAAGTATCATACAGGTTGTCTTCCATTGCTTCTTCGGTGATCGCAAAGGCAAGAGCTACTGTCTCTGCCGTATAACGGGCAGTATAGCTTTCCTGTGCATCATCGTAAGAAACGGCAGCACCTTCGCCCTTTGTGGGGGCAGTACCGAAACCCGTGAAGAGGACTTCTTCTTCAAAGGCACGATCAGACTTCTCGATTTCATAGAGAGATTCATGTTCATTATTTACCTCTCCATACTCCATTCCGAATACAGCATTAAGACCCGGAAGGAGTTCTTTGCTAATACTAGCTCTATTAATAGCCATGATTAATTCTCCTTACTAGGCCGAAGAAGCTGTAGCAGTTACGTAACGGTCACGGTGCATATTTAACCAGACCTCTACTATCGGATAAGCATCAGAATCCTTTTCATCAGGATACTTGGCTTTACCGACAACTCTTACTGTTTTTTCGGATTCAGCACCAGAAGCACCATCTAGGTAGTAACTGGATTGTCCAGTGACTGTGCTTCCAGAACTTGCGGTTGAACTTACGGTTACATTATAATTCTTTGCTACGATCAGTTCATTAGCTGATAATGACAAAGAAGCTTGAATGTAGTAGGACTGATCTGGATCAGTTACTACATGGAATTTTATATCCGTGGCACTTGTTCCGCCCGGCCAATACCGAGAGAACTTCTGCTCACCGTTTTCTACATACTGACAACCCATAAAAACCCCTGAAGGTTTAAGAGTTGCAGCAATAAAAGGTGAAATGGTTGCAAAGTTTGCACCTGGCAAAACTACAGGATCACCAGTAAAGATATTATTTGAACATAGTCCACCAGAGGACAGTGTAATCATATCTGTTACGGCTTCGTTATTGTAGCCACCACCTTTTTTACGAGCAGGAATGAAACCACGAAATGCTTTAGTACTAGACATGTTTCATCTCCTTATTTTGAGAAAAGACTAATCCTGAAAAGAAGGTTGTCTTCCTCTTGTTGTTACGGATTTACTTGAGTTCGTTATAGGCATACGAGAGTCAGAGCTTTTCATCAACTGTGCATTAACTGCATCCATCATATCATTGGCCTTTTTCTCATAAAACCTTTTCCTAGCCTTTACCTTGCCTGTTGGCATCTTTGCCAAAGCTAAATCTCCACGACAGACTGCACCAAGATAACGACCTTCTTCCCTCACGAAGGAAGTGACTGCCATTTCAGGAACCTCATCAGGAGTAACGAAGACCCATCCTTCCTGTTGTTTCTTACCAACATTTGTGATGTCATCCTGACCTTTGAGTAATATTCGTAGCCAACGAAGAGACATTCCTTCATTATCAAATCTTGCTTTCACAAGTTCTGGTATATTCAGAGCGTCTGGCTCTTCAAAAGTCCATTCTTCTTCTCTTGTATTCTTTTCCCTTATTTCAGTACTACGTGATTCATTTCGTGTATTCATAATATTTCTCCCACGCTAATTTGTATAAACATCTGTATAATCGCCTTCGGCTTTATTAACCTTCAGCTTTTCAGAAGCATACGTTTCAAGAGGTATATTCCATTTCTGAGCAAGTCTTACATCTTCTTGCGAAAGTTTAACTTTGCCTTTAGAACTCGGAGAGGAGCGAGAACTCCCCGACACCACTTGAGCAGGCATTGACGTATTTTCCTGCCTACGCTCTTCAGCTTCTCCAAACCTTTGCGGAAAAGCTTTTTTGATTCTGCTGTCAACTTCCTGATAGAAGTCTTTATCATTAGGATCATATCCTTCTCCCTTTAGTTCTGCATCTATAGCTAATGCGGCTGCTGTCATTACATTATCTTTACCAAACCATTCATTTGTTGATGCCCATTCTTCTGCTTTAGGATCTGGTGAATGTGCTGGCTGTTGAGGAGCCTGTCTAGGTCTTGGTCTTTTTTGTTGTTTTTCCTCTTGTTGTATGTAATCAAATTTTGCAGAACTTACAGCCCTTAAATCAGCTTGTGCCTCGTTTAACATCTCCTGTGCTTTTAAAACCTTTTGATTATCACCTTCTTCAAAAGCTTCAAGATAGGCTCCACGAGCAAGCTCTATTTTATCAGTTAGTTGTCTCTCTGAAGAATCAAGAGTTAGTTTATTTATTTCTTTAACTTCTTGATTTTTTTGACCTAGCCTACCAACTAGTTCTTCATTCTGTCGTACAAGAGCATTAATCTGTTCATCACGCTCTTTTCTTTGATGTACTAACTGTCTAATTCTTTTTTGTGCTCCTTTTGTTTGAATACCATCCAGTTCTTCGGGATCTTTTTCTTCTGAAGAAGACTTAACTTCTGGCTCTTCAGTATCAGGGGTAGTTGTATTATCTTCGACTTCATATTCAATTTTTTCTGGAACTTCTACTGTGTTCCATTCTTCATTCTCGGCCATTTTTTCCTCCGTTGCTTACGAGACAAACGCTTTACGTAATACTATTATAACATACTTTTAGTCGTTTCCCAAATTATGCTGAACCTTTTCCTAGATTAAATGTAGGATCTAGGTCTTTTGGATCAGCTACTTTCATCACAATCTGATCATCAAAAAGTAGAATAAGTCTTACTCCCTGATAAAATAATTTAGTTCCTGCATGTTTTCCATAGCAGACATGATCTCCAACTTGACACCATGCTCCGTTGGGAAACTTATCAGTATCCTTATAAGCCAGATCTCCCAAGGCAATAACCTTACCTACTGTTGTCAGATAAGACATATCATCCTTAGTTGAATCAGGTATAAAAATACCACCTTTTGTTTTACTTTTTATAGATACGGGTCTAACCAGAACATGAAAGCCTGGTAACTCTGGTAACATAACTGGATCATCAACTTCAATTTCACTTGACATCCATTCATCATTCTTTAAAGCTTTACCTAGTTGTACTTGTTGCATATTACTCCTCATGATAAAATCGTTTTTTAACGATATCTGTTAAATTATTCCTTGCCCATTCCAAACTTGAAATAGAACCTACCATCTGTCGATAATGGGCATAGTCTTCAGCGGAACCATCACCTAAAGAAATTCTTAGTTTATTAATTTCTTCATTAAATTCCTGTATAACTTCGTCCCATATCTCCATTACATTTTACTTTTACGAGATCCTTTTTTAGGACTAGGCCATTCATAGGAAGTACTAGGTTTCCATTCATTAAAAACACCTTTATCTGAATTTTTGCCCCATTTATCTTCTGATAGTTTCATTGAATCTCCAAAAGTTTGTTTAGGCTTTCCAGGCAAGTGTGTTGGATAACCTTTAGAAACACCTTTAACAGTTGTATTATGTTCAGGATATCCTTTACCCTTCTTCATCATTTGACTTCTCCTTCTTTAATTGTTCTATGGCAAGTTTTGCCAGTGTATTAAGCCCCATCATTTCTTTATCTTTTTTATTCTTTTGACTTTCGATAATAAGATCTTGTAATATTTTTAATCTTTCGTTCTCATCTTTAAAACTCATTTTTTCTTTTTCAATACCAAGCTTAGTAAGAATATCCAAGACCTTAATTTCTTTCTTAGACTCTCTATCTGCCTCTGCCTTTTCCTTTTTAAAGTTATCAGTAGCCCCAGATTTCATAATATCAAGAATTTGTTCGTTCTCTTCCAGTTCAAGTTTTTTATTCTTGAGTTCCATTTCAGCCGCTTGAATAGCTGTATCAGACTGTAATTTCTGTTGTTGTAATTCAACCTTCTGTTGTTCTAACTGTACCAGTTGCTGTTCTGGTGTGGGTTGCGGCCCTTGCTGATTAGCCTGTAATACCTGTTGGGCTGCGTCTGCCATTGCCTTTTCAGCCATAGCTGGATTTTGTGCCTGTTCGGGAGGAACTTGCTGAAGTATTTGTTGTGCCATACCATTCATTTGTTCTTGATATTTCATTACAGAATGTTCTTGTATGTTTGCTTCAAGTATAGGTATTATTTTTTGCATAATAGGATTAGCTCCATTTTTAGGATCTTGGAGATAAGCCATCTTAGTTTGAATATGGGCATCATGGTTCTGTCCTGGAAAAGCGGCTATGGGAATACCTTTTGTTGCTGCCATGATATCTGATACAGGGTCCATTGGTTGGGGTTCAACCTTGGGAGGTAGTATCTGTTCAAGATTTGGCATATTGGCTGCATGAAGAATTGTTCTATTCAGTTCCTCCAAGTTAAACATTCCAGGTGGAGATTGTTGTGCCATTTGCAGAGCCATATTTGCCAGCATCATACGATGAGCATTAGAAGGAATATTAGGATCAGAGACAGGAATAATATCTACTCGACCATCAAAATCCTGTTTAAAAATATTTCTATCTTCAAAGGGAACTTCATAAGGATATTCACTAGGGAGATAATCGTAATCTATCTTGGCTAGTATTCTAAACTCATCTCTTTGAGATTTATGTAACCGTTTATGTATGGCTGTGAAAAACTTACTAGAAGCTTCCAGTAAAGCCATTGTTGTTCCAACGGGTCCATAGGAGGCAGCATCAGATACAATCTGTTCTGTGCTATCCGCAAACTTCTGACCAGCAGCAGCTACGAAATTCAGCATCTGAAAGAGCGTTGAGGAAGGCTCTTTATAGGGCAGGGGAACTATAGCCCTAGATAAATCTATCCCAGTTGCTTCAACCTCCTTGAACTCGCCGGGAGCTATAGGATCGTTATCGCCAACCATCCTTACTCCCTTGGCCTTAAAACCTCCTGGCAAATTGGCGAACTGTCCCGCATCAATGAGGGAACGCATAGCGGCAGTTGCGCTCATGGTGAGGTTGCCCAAGAAATGTATAAGGCCCAATCCATAGAAACCAAAACCCGGTACAAACCTGTAGTGCACGAAATGACTTCGCTTCTCTTTGTTTGGATCATTCAGGTCGTAATTTCTACGAATACTTAAAATTGTTTTTGATTGTTCTTCTACTGTTACAATATATGGTAAGGCAACATCTGAATCTTCTATATCAAGATAACAGTGTTGTTCCAGTAAAACATATTGTGGATCATTATCATAAGAAGGAGATAATCCAATAATTGTATCCATCTTTTCAGCAAAGGATGTTATTCCTGTTGGTGAAGGTGTAGGTAATTCCATATCTTTATAAACACCTGCTGCCATATCATGACTAATATCTACAGGGCTTTTATGAATAACATGTGTATATCTATCAGCATTCCTCAGATCAGTTGCATAGTAAGATACATAGAACTGATCTATAGGTATAAATTCTGAAGAAGGTCTTTTCAAAGTCGAATTATAATATATCTTTTTAAAAGCCGATCCTATTAGTGGAAGGTGAAATAACATTCTTTCAAATTCATCAAAGTATTCAGGCATCTGCTCAGTAAGTTGATAATTCATAAAGTTCTGAACTCGGTTAGCTTGGAGTTCCTTCTGAGGTGTCGCCTTACCCAGTATGTTTGCCTTTACTGGTCCAGAGGAAGGAAACAGTTCTTGTGAAGCCTTGGATTGGAATTTTACTGCTGACTCTATTAACAAAGGATGTACGGCTGTACAAGCACCTTCAAAAGGTTCTGATCCTTCCTCCAGTTTTAATCCGAGTAAATCAAAGCCTCTTTCAAACATGGACTCCCATTCGGCTCTGGAATCTTTATCAGCATTAAAATTATCTATAACATCTGTAGCTATAGAAGCTAGATCTTCATCTTCCAATGTCTCGGATAAGTCTCCATACCATTCTGTAACTTCCTTTGAAGCTTCCATTTCTATATTAGGTTCTCCACCAAAATCTACCATAACCCCACCGTCTGTAGGATCTACTTCAAAAGTAGGTTCATTAGGCATAGGTTCAGGTATCATAGGAACAACATTTGTTTCCTCTGTAAGTATCTGTTCAAAAGGATTACGCTCTGTTGCCATTAAGTATTATCCTCTTGGGTACATTTGCAATATTCTGTACAATCTGTACATGTACAAGGATCGCATTTACAGTCTGGATTTTGGCATTTATTTTCTTCAGACATTTTCTATTCCTTCTGGCATTGAACTTAAACCTTGATCAGCATATATAACTGGCTTTCTTGGGTCTGGTAATGGAATTACAGGTTCAGTTTCTGGTTCTGGTAAAGGATCTGGAGGTAAATATCCAAAGCCTTTATGAATTTGCTCTTCAGTTAAGTTTGGTCTTAGATTTTTCATTAACTCTGCTAGGTAAACATTCGATTCCCTTAATGTTCTTTTAGGGGTTGGAAATTTTTTAAAGTATTTTTCCATTAATGTCTTTTCTTCTTCGGGTTCTGGATCTAAAGCAGAAGGTTCTTTTTTATTAGGATCATACCAAGGATAGTTTGGATCATCACGAGGAATAGGAGCGTCAGCCTGTCCAGGGCCTGGGCGTAGACCCATATCTGCATCATAACGTGCTTGATAGTCCTGTTCTCCTTGCTTTTCTTCATACTCTCTAATGATCTGTCTCTTTAACCCTTCTCGAATTTTATGAAAAGGATCTCTAGATTCAATTTCTTCTTCGGGTTCGGGAGAGGAAACATAATAAGGATCATCTTTTTCTCTTTCTCTTCCTGCCTTTTCTCTTTGTTCCTTTCTATGTTCCCATAAAACTCTATCTTTCATTCGATCCTTTATTAGCTGATAGGGATTAATTCTTGGAGCGTCATGAGGAGTGTATTGAACCCTACCACTTGTGGCACGTTTAATTAAAACAGGAAGGGTTGTATCTATTCTTCCGCCACCTTTTAGTGATTGTTTCTCAAAGAACTTTGCGTAATCTTCTAACCACTTTTGAAAGTTTGCCATTCTAGAAGGGCTTTGTCGAGCTATTAAAGAGGGGCCTGTACCTGCTTTATTTCTAGCAACCTCTTCTGATGCTCTTTTAAAATCTCCTCGTTGTATTGCGTCAACTGTCTTCGGCATTTTATCTAAAAGACCTGGACCTCCTCTTGCTCTTAATGTTGCCAAAGCTTCTTGAGCAACCTTTTTTTCTTCAGGAGATAGCTTGTGTTTATTTAGATAAGATTTTACAGCATCAAAATGAGCACTTGTAATTCTATCAAAAGCTATATTAAGAACTTCTTCAGGAACAGGCTGTCCATCTAGTATAGATTGTAAGTTAAAAGCTTTTTTATCTCCAAATACAGTTTCCCATGCATTTTCTAAAGCTCGAACATTTTCTTCATTTATCTTTCCTTCAGGAGTTTTTAATTGAATACCACTTCCTATAGCTACAGCTTTAGTGTCAACCCCTTTGATTATATCTACTTGAGATACATCTTTATAGGCTTTTGGATTAAAACCTTCATTCTTTTGTAGTCTATTTTGATAAGCAAATTTACTTGTTAGTTCTTCTAACTTAGCTCTTTTTTCTTCAATGGGAAGAGCCTTTATAGCAGGGGGTGCATCAAAATAAGGTGTTTCTGCTACTTCTTCGGCTCTTTTTCCATACTTATCTCTCTGATATTGTTGGATACCTTCCCATTCTCTTGCTGCTCTTTTAGCATCTTCTAAAAGTCCTATAGCTTTAGAACGAGAAACTCCTCTTTCTCTAAGATCATTAAATGCTTCAGTAGGATTCCTTCCTTCTATGACAGCATCAAAAAGATTATTAGTTGCTTTCATTTTAAGTGCATCTTGCCGCTTTGTTACTTCTTCAAGAGTATCGGTTCTTGCCTGATCAGCAGTAGCTAATTTATCTATTTTTTCTACATAATCTCTTTCTCTTTTATTTGAGATATAATCTGCATAATCTCTTTCTGCTTTATCTACTACTGCTGGTAGACCTCTTAATTCTGCACCTGTTATATCTTCCCCTCTACGACCTCTATCTTTTTCAGCTATATAATCATCTATTTCTTTTTGTACTAAAGTAGGACTATGATCAAAATCTTGTTGTTCTGCTTGTATATTTTCTTTTTGTGCTGAAGTAGGACTAAGATCAGAATCTAGTTGTTCTGCTTGTGTTCCTACATCGCTTAGTTTATCATCATAATACTCATAATAATCAGCTTCTCCTAAACCTGTTGCTACAGCCCTACGATCTCTATCTTCCTTTTGTTTTATAGCTCTGTCTGCTGCTTTTTCCTGTTCTCGTATCTCCAATAAAGCTTCTGTGGGTATTTCTACTTTACTTTTTTCTTTTTCTTTTTCTGGAGAAAAAAGTGCTGATAATAAGCCACCAGCTATACTACCTAAACCTAGTTTATCTAGTCCTGTCATTTTATATAAGTCAGAAAAACCTTCCCGCATACCCGTTAAGCCCGTATCTAAATCTCTGTAACCTACACCACTTATAGCATAAGGGTCCCAATAACCACCTCTTTGTCCTAATGCTTCCACATTTGCTCTTCCTATTTTTTCTAATTCTTCTTCAAAATAGGAACCTGATGCTCTGGCATCTCTAATAGCTTCTCTTATATTCATTTCCTCAGTTGGGGTTGGTTTTTTTCCTGCTGCTGTTAAATCATCTATAACTTTATTGGCAGTTTCATCTCCTAAACTAAGACCGTAAGGATCAGCAGCGGCTGGATCTGCTTTAATCGTACCACCTCCTATTGCCTCTTCAGCTTCAGATAAAGCTTCTAAGTCAGGATCTTTTTTTTCAGGTTTTTCTAGAAGATCTAGAAAATCTTGTCTTTGGTCGCCGGCAAGTCCTAGAGCATCTGCTTTTTGTTCATTGGTAAGCCCTTCCTTTCCATTACTCTCGCTATCGCCGTCGTCATTAGTACCATCACCTTTGCCATCAGTTTTTCCTTCCGAGGTACTTGTTTGAGTTCCAGGATTTGGAGCTTCATTCTCTTCATCATTATCATTATCATCCTCAATATCATAAGAAGGAAAACCTTTACGCATTCTACCAGAACCGCCCATATTTTTCATTAAAACTTCTTCTTCAGGATTAACCCATGCAAGTCTATGAGGTGTTCCTTTAATATTTGTTGTTTTCTGTAAGTCTGATAAACCTGCCATTTTATTCCCCTTATTAAATTCTATATTGTTCTTGGTTCATAATTATAAAGATTACGTTCTATAAGAGAACCACCGTGTTTATAACCTACCTCTTTACCAGATTTTGTTATAACTTTTAATTTTTTTAATTGTTCCTTTGTCGCTTTTTTTATTCCTTTTGCAAGTAACATTGGACCTACTTGTATTACCTCATCAGCTTTAAATATAGGATCTCCTGTTGCCCTATTATAAAAAGACATTCTAGCAGAAGGATCAAAACCTACTTCAGACCACTCCTTAGAAGTTTCCCCTAGTTTATTAACTTTATTATTATTCATTAATGCTTGAGAATACTCCTGAGCTTCTGGTGGAGTTTTATGTTGCCATTTACCTTTCATAGTAGCAAACGGACTTTTATGCCCTCCTTGTGCAACCCTAAAAGCTTTCTCAGGATTAAATTGAAATGTAACATTTTTTAAGATAGCCGTTGGAGAATAACCGAAAACATTCCCTGCCTTTCCGTCCTTTACTTTTTGGATAGTAGCCACATAAGTATTATAATTTCGATAAGCATTAATATCAAAACGTGAGGTTACTTCTTGACCTTCCTCTAAAAATCTATTTAAACCAATAATACCTTTTTTCTCTGCTTGCTTTCCAATAGCTGCTGTTATTTTAAGAGGAGAGTCTATTTTCGGAACAGTACCATAAACATTTAAGGGTTTTTCTACATCTCTTAATTTAATAAACTCTTTTAGTGTTATATCACCTCTATCTAATTTTTGGGCAGCTTCTGCAAGAGCATCGCTTTTATATGGTTTTGAAGCTTTAGAGCCTGTTTTTCTAATATTTTCTAATGCTTTATCGACATTCGATAACGAACCTCCCATACCCTCCGTTTTTGTTAAGGCTTGAAGAGTACTTACTCCTTGATCTGACTTCTGAATAGTACGAGCAGCGGGTACTATAGTATCATCTCCAATACTTTTTGCTAGTTTAAACGCTAATTTAGCAGTGTTAGACAGTAAAGCCACAGTATTCCCCTTTTAATCTTCTATTATTATAACACACTTTTGGCTATATCCCAAGTTAAAATGTCCAATATGTCTTTTTCTTATCCTTTATTTCTTCATCCCACTCAGGATCATCAGGATGTGTTAGATGCCAGGATTCTTTCATATAATGAATAGCCATTGTCATGGCATCAACCTGATCATCATGAGCCGCATTGGGAAAACGTATTAGTTCTTCTATAAGTTCATCAGACCATTTTTTGTTTGTAGGTATCCATAACCGACCTGCTTCTATAATAGGAGAAGCTGCATAAACTCTGGCTACTTTATCTCTATCCGGGTTATACTCCAGTACAGGCAGACCAGCCCTTCTTAGATCTTGTATTAAAGATTGTCCACTGGCTTTTTTCTCTATCATACAGACATCTGGTTTATTCTGATTGTAAAGTTTCTGTGCCAGTTTTCTAAGTTCGGGGTACTCAAATCGTCCTCGTATGTTACCTAAAAGAATAAGGTGTGGGGCAAAGTCTTCTTCACCTTTACTATCCTGGTTATACATGTAAAATATACCCCATGTTTGGATAACACTGTAATCGGCTGTTGTTCGGGTGGAAAAGGCCGTATCATAGGTCTGTACAATAAAATCACAGGCAGGAGGCTCACTATCTTCCCAATGTTGCAACCACCTTTTTTTAATTAAACCTCCTTCTTCAGGTGTTGGGTCTTGCATAAACAAAGCATTCCAGTATCGGCTTCCATTACTGGCTTTTATTTCATTTTCATCCATTTGCAGGACTTCATCCGACTTCCATTCGGGGAAATAGCTGGTTCCTTCCGGGAGTCCCAGGAGCTTAGAAGATTTTTCATCCAGCCATGCAGGTATTCTTATAACTTCCCAAGGGATTGTCTCAAATTCCGACATATTTTCCTGTTGTTTAAGCAGCCAGCCGCATAAATCATCGTAATGATAACGTGTATTGATAATAACAATAGCCCCATTGGGCATAATACGTGTTCTCAGTCCAGCAGGATACCATTCTTTTATATAACGCCTTCCTGCTTCAGATATAGAATCTTCTTCAGACATAACATCGTCCAATATAGCTATATGCGCCCCTCGTCCAGCTATTTGAGAACGTACACCAGCCGCATAATACGTCCCTCCCTGGTTAGTTTTCCACTTTCCTGCTGCTCTGACATCACTTCTCAGAGCTACACCTCTAAATATTTTCTGAAAATCTTCTGTATTGACTATATCTCTGACAGATCTGCCAAAATCACTACTTAATTGGTCACTATGGGATACAGTTAGTATCTCATGTTCAGGGTTTTTACCTATATACCATGCAGGAAACAGCTTTGAACATATAACTGATTTGGAAGAACGGGGTGGTAGGAAGACCATAAGGCGTTTTAACTTTCCTTCTTCCAGATCTTTTAGTTTATCAGAGATGAGTTCAATATGACGACCCATTTTCCAATCTGAAACCAGCATGGGGGCAATCTTTCTGACAAAGGTAATGAAATCATTATTAGATTCTTGATTAACTTTTTCTGTAAGAAGACCATGTAAGTTTATAAAAGGGTCTAAGTATGTTGTTTCTATATTTTCCATGATACTATTATACACTATAATTTATAATATAACAAGAAGAATATATAAATAAAATAAATAAATAATATATATTATATTACTATATATAACTATATATAACTATATAATATATATTGCATAGCTATATATAACTATATAACATATATTGCATAGCTATATATAACTATATAATATATATTGCATAGCTATATATAACTATATAATATATATTGCATAGCTATATATAACTATATAATATATATTGCATAGCTATATATAACTATATAATATATATTGCATAGTTACATATGATATATG